GAAGAACAAGAAGAACAAGAAGAACAAGAAGAACAAGAAGAACAAGAAGAACAAGAAGAACAAGAAGAACAAGAAGAACAAGAAGAACAAGAAGAACAACAACAAGAACAACAACAAGAACAACAACAAGAACAAGAAGAAGAACAAATAAAAGAAGAAGAAGAAGAAGAAGTGTACGAGATTGTTATAAAAAATGTAACATATTATACTACAAACGAAGAGAGTGGTGATATTTATTCGTGTGTAGATGGTGATGTTGGCGAAATTGTTGGTCAATTCAAAAACAAGAAACCTGTTTTTATGAAACGTAAATAAATAAATAATAAAATACAAATAATATATAATAAATAATAAAAATTTATACTATTTTTTATTATTTTATAGTTATATATATATTATATCAATAATTTAATTAATTAATTAACTAAAGGAGTAACATGATTCTCGAATATATTTGTCCGCCCGCAATTTTATATTTAGCTTTTTCAATTACTCAAATCGTAATCGATGTTTTTAGAGGGGATACAAATACTGCATTTTTAAAATTCATTGTAATGATTATTTTTACACTGGCATTAAACCTGTTGTGTTCTGCAGGATTGGGAATTATTTCATGGTTTATTGTTTTTATCCCATTTATTTTAATGACATATATCACAACCGTTCTTGCATTTGTTTTTGGAATACCCAAAAAAGATAATTTGCGACCGGAACGTAAATCTCACGAAGAACATGAACGTGAGCGAAATCATCATATTGTCGGCGGCTGCGCCGGAACGCGTTATGGATGCTGTTATGACAGTAAAATCGCAAAAGCAGATTATCACGGTTCAAATTGTCCGCACAGGCGCCCTGAACCTAAACCTCATCCTGAACCTAAACCTAAACCACATAAAGACATAATTGGTGGATGTGCCGGAACACAATATGGGTGCTGCGATGACGGAACAACGGCAAAAAAATATGCTGATGACAAATGTAACGGTGAAGTTGGTCCAGTAATATAAAATTACAAAATTACATTTATCAATTCATCATTTCTTTTGTAAATTATAAAAATAATTTTTGAATTAAATTTTAATATATATTTATAAAAAACATTTAAAAATATATACAATATATATATAAATACAATTTTCTATTCTCTAATAAAGTAATAATAAAAATGAATCATAATGTCTTTTGCGAAAATATAAAAAAAAGGTACTATGCTAATTGTCACGACCTTGTTATAAAAGATATAGCATATATAGAAACGAAGTTTATTGCGTTATTTATAGGTGCAGTCGGAGTATTATATTTAAAAAATAACAATACTATGCTATCGGAAATAATATTTCAAGTGAGTTATAAATCATTTTTAGCAGCAACAAAAATTTCAAATGCATATAAACGAGTAAAAAATTATTTTGTTTCTTCGGAAAAAAAGGATAACATTAATAATAAAATTAAATGTATTTACGATGAAGTTAAAGTTATAAAAAATGGGGTTAGACAAGCGTCGTTTGAAACAATGGAAACATTTAAAGATTCATCTTATTTAGGAAATCCAAATGATTATTATGACGTTCATGAAATTGTCGAATCAGAAACGCCCCATTGTTCTCCTGACGTTGATGTGGATACGTCTTCTTCGTCTTCATCTGCATCTTCAGTGTCATCATCGTCTTCAGAGTCATCGTCATATTCGGAAGCTCACCGTGACGACCCTTTATTTATAATGGAAAAGAATGATGACTCGAATGATGATGCGCTCGAGTTCAAAACATACGATTTTATATTGCATACGAATTATGATTATTCTGAATCCAGTCAATCTCAAAATAAAAATTATACAAGAATATATAGAACTTTCACAGCAAATGATTACGCATTGAAAGAACCCATCTATGAAATTTCAAATGCGGAAATGATTATTTGCACTTTGGAAATTGATAATAATGGTAAACTTTATGAAATTGATTTATCATATCCGTATAATGTAAACGTTGTTGGTAATGTCATTCTAGATGAAAAATTTGTTTACTGGTACATGCTTAAAAAATATGATTACGTCGTTGAATGCTCTGAAAATTATAAGATTACGTGCATCACGAAGGACGTCAATACATTTCAACTCGATCGTTCGTATGGACTTCGTGTGCATTTGAATAAGTATACACTTGAAAAAATGGTTTAATGCATGAAATAATAATAGTGGAAACTTACACCCATTATTATTATTATTATTATTATTATTATTTTAAAAAATCAATATAAATATATTAATGTATTAAAAATATGAATAATGGCAAAAACGATGGTAACTACAAATACGAATAATACGGTTGACAATAAACCAAAGGACGATGATTCTTCTTCTTCGGGTGATTTGCATGAACTGTCGGATGCATGGATACTTTGGGCTCATTTGCCGCACGATACCGACTGGAGTATAAAGAGTTATATTAAATTATACACATTTGACACTGTAGAACAAGCAATTACCATTACGGAAATGCTACCCCACATTCTAGTTACAAATTGTATGTTGTTTTTAATGCGAAAAGGAATTAGTCCAATATGGGAAGACGAGAGAAATCGCAACGGCGGTTGTTTCTCTTATAAGATTGTAAATAAAGATGTGCCTGAAACATGGAAAGAGTTGACTTATTCGCTAGTGGGAGAGACCATGTCGGATGATAAAAAGCTGCTCCCGCATATCAATGGAATCACAATTTCTCCGAAGAAAAATTTCTGTATTATAAAGGTGTGGCTCGCAAATTGTTTATTTAATGACGCCGCAGTCATTCGCGAACTGCACGGAATTACTTCACATGGTTGTTTGTTTAAACGACATGTGCCGGAATATTAATGATGACACCATCAATTCTTGAATATTAATTAATATTTTTAACATTTTATTTAACATTTTATAATATAACAATAATCCCCAATTTGTTTTTTATCACGAATGTATCTGCTCATTTTTGCAGCACATACATTCTCTGAAATCGCCGCGTCTGCAATGCTATCCCATGTTCCAATAAGCTCATTGGTTTTGATTTCACGTTTTTCTACGACTTTTCCGGTTGTATTTTTGTTCGATTTTTGGATCTGTTCCGTTTGTTTGACATAATCTTCCAATAAGGACAATCCGTAATATCCTTCATTGACTCCATGTTCTGTCCATACGGTTGCTTTCAGCGCATAAGGACACGCATTCAAATATCCTTTGAGTTCTTTCAAATCGACTTCATCAGGCGCGCACTCGCGATGGACGGATTGTTTCCATTTTTTATATTCTCTCAGCAATACAGAATTCAGAATTTTACCAGTGTCTGAAAACTTGCACATTTGAAACAGAAATGTTTCGACCGGTTGTGCGTCGGAAGATGAGAACTTTTTTTTATATTCTGTTTCTCTCAATTTAATTCCAACATAACAATGCGCATTTTGTTTATTGATCGTCATACGCTTCGGCTGAAATCGTGTATCCATATAACTTTTAAATGCGTGGAATATTTCTTTTTTGGGTTTTGTTTGTCTCCACAGGCGAAATCGTCCTTCCAGTTGAACCGACGATTCATACACGTCCGAACGAACAATACATTCGGCGGAAACAAACTCGTTAAACATTGCCGTGAATTCGGCGCTTGTAGCCGCTGCATCATTCATTGCTTCCTCGTTTATTTCGGGTTCTGGGAAAACCGTGTTGTCATTTTCTTCCTTTCGAAATGAGTCAATCACCGCTTTTTGTTTTTTCACTGTTTCTTGAAGTGTATCGATTTCAATCTTAGCTTTATTATAATTTCCTGTCATTATTTCGAAGTTGGTTGACAAAACATCATTTTGGCTTCGCAACATTTGAATTTCCGTTTCCATTTTTAGAAAATTCTCCATGCACAATTTTCTCGAATCGATAATATCTTGAATGTATTTTTTCAATGTTTCAATCGTCATATTCACTTCATCATATGCAATGATTTCGGTTTTGCATTTGTCATTCACTTTAATCATGCGCAAATGTTTTTGAATCTTTGGGTGCTTCTTCATGAGATTCTCAATCTCGGTCTTGTTCTGTACGCGGTATGCACATACCAATCTGAAATTCATATACTTTTTGCGATGATCAAGAACTCGAAGCGACAAGTCATTTGAAATGCCAAATTTTATCAGCTTTTCTCCTTTTTCATTCGTGTTGTCAATTGTCCCAAAATAAACGCATTCGGTATTCTGCGGAAATTGTGCAATAATCACTTGTTCAACCGCACGGGTTTTTTCTTTTTCTTTGGCGGTTTCAATTGATAGTAATTGTTTTTGCAAATCTTCACTTTCTTCCATTAAAACTTCATGAAATACTTCCTCCATCTTTATGAAATAATCGTGAATTTCATCGGCTTTTTTTGTTCCTGCCTTCAAACAGAATTTTTTAAAAGTTTCAACATTCAACATGATTGTTTCCTTATTATGACCACCTCGTTTTTCTTTTTTTGCTTCTCCTGTTTCGGCTCCAATGGGAATAATTGTTGATTTTTTTTGTTCACCCGATCGGGTAAGCAAACGTTTATAATTTTTATCAATTTCAAAATATGTTTCTAATAGTCGTTTCGAGTGAGCTTTATTTGTAAAGCCCAACCAGTTCCACACATTATCAAGGTCAATCACAAAGTCGGTCTTTGGATTGTACTTGAAATAACAGTAAAAGCTTGAAATAAACAGTTGCTGTTCATAACTTGTAAATTTTGTTTTTATTTTTTCAACCAGTTTTGACTGGTTACTTGTATGTAACATTGCAACAGGGTTGCTTTCTATCAACCCGACAATGTCAATACTATCTTTTTGTTCGGTTCCTTGCATTTTATACGTCTATTCTGTTGTTGTCTTTATATTGTTTTGCTTTTTGATTTTATTTTTTCAATTTTATTTTTAATTATATTGCTTTCACTTTTTAAAATCAAAAGCAATATTAATTACCATTTATTTTTTCGCACGTTGATTTTAGGTCCTGAACCCTTTTTGTTAATGTTTTTCGGGTCATATGACTCCTCTTCATCATCAGAATTTAAATCCTTGCTCATCTCCCAGAATTCTTTACTACCGAGTTTAAACGGTCCATGTTGTTGCGCCTTGTACCAGAAAATTTGATCCTGTAGTTTATTCGACTTGGCGTTGTTGTTTATCACCAAACACTCGTAGTTTTCAGTACACTGATCCATGACTTGACAGAAGGACTCAAAAGTCGGAAACATGCCCGCGTAATTTTCATAGATTCTTTTTCGATTGCCAATATACGGCTCTCGCAGGATAAATACATAGTCAATATTGGTTCTTAAATTTGGAGGGATACCTAAAGGATATTGCATTGTGATGACCAGCATAATCTTCCAATGACGGCCGTTCATAAAGAGGAGACGCATCATAGTGTCGCGGGTCCATTTATTATCGAATAAGCAATCATCAAGGACGACAAAGGTTCGGGGGTCTATGGTGCTCCGTTTATATGATTCTATTTCTTTTTTCACTTGTTTTAGGACTGCTTTTTGTCGTTTCAGGATATTTTCTATGATGGCGGTGTTGTATGCGTCATGGATGAAGAGTTTCGGCACGTGTTCTCCGAAGAATCCGTTTCCTGCTTCCGTTCCTGAAATGACGGTTCCAATTGGGATGTCCTGATGGTAGTACATGAGATCTTTTACTAAAAAACTTTTACCGGTGTCACGTCGACCGATTAAGACAATCACTGGACCTTTATTTTCATCGGGTCTAAAGCTGATGGATCGCATATCGAATTTTCCTAATTCTAAATTCATTTATACTTTA